AATAAATAAGTTACTAAGTGGGTCTGGAGTCATATAAGACTCGTGTAAGCATCTAATTGCCCATTCTTGTGAATATGATAATTGGCAAGAGATGCATTGATTGCATGGTATTAATATAGGAATAAGTCCTTTAATAGCTTTTTTCTGAGAGAAGGTTATGTTACCTTCATTGTCAAAGGACATCCTTTTGGGGCTCGTGCAGCGCATTTGTACGGGCCTGTTTTTTAAAGTCTAATTCCGCCGCGCATACCGCGGGGATTCATGGAGTTAATTTTGTGGACTCCAGTTTTTCGTTTGAAGTCTATTCTAGAATGCTTCCGAGGAATCTTTTTTCTGCGTTTCATCATATGCCTTTTGAAGTTTGTTTTTTAGTTGAATAATGCTTAAGCCTGACACGAATGTATTTTGTGGGTCAACAAGTTTATTTAAGAGCCATAATTCGGCTTCTGTGAATGTTATAGTTTTAATTTTTTTCTGTAACATAATATAATGGTCCTATAAGTAAATGTTTGGATAAGGGGGTTTTGGGATTGCTAAAATGTTGTGCAATCCGGCTGTGGGCAGTAATACAACAAGGGGTTGATTACTGCCCATATAAGCCGTTCTTATTGAACGGCTGAATCGAGGCGTTTACAGTGAATTGCTTTTACTACATGAGATGGGGTCTCAAAAGCGTTTATTTGGCCTGTAGTTTGATCAAATGTTCCGAGGTGATATAAATCATAGTCTTCGGGAAATTTCGATACAGGGGATTCTGGAGAGTATTGGAGCATATCCGCTATCCAGCGTTTTGCTGCTTCGTTTGTGTTGAAATACTGTGGTGCGTGAAATATCTCTGCTTTGGAATCTCTGACTGTGTACACGTTTACAATGCGGTTCATAATTTCTCCTTTGGCGCATTCGCCGGGTTATAACGCATAATTGCGTGCTTCGAATATAGGTTGAGTTTCTAATTTGTCAAATTTTTTTCTTTTTACTCTTTGGTCAGGGAACCCTACTTTGTGAACCCCTAACCAAGGAGATAAAATGAAAAAAGAATATACTAATGAAGAGAAGATTCTTTTCTATGAGAAGCAAATTAAAATTTGCATAGGATCTTTAACTGTGGCTGGAAAGGATAGCAATATTTTTGAGATTATTTTCCATGCAGAGAAGTTAAATTTTTTGGTTCGTAGAATGAAGTTTTTATTGAGAAATACAAAAGACTAACGCGCTTCGCTTGTTGAACCCCGTAAGTTTACTTACGGGGTTTTTTATTTGGGTCTAAGTCTTTGATTACATAAATACAAGTTGCGATGAATATAGCTAATGTAAATATGATGAGTAGAGCGATTAATAACACTCTATGATTCTGACTCTTTAGTTTCTGGTTTGGTTTTTGTTTTAGATTTAGGTTGAGTTTCTATAATAGTTTCCTCTTCTGGTGGTAGTGCTTTTTTATCGAGAATACCTAGTTCAACTGCTTCTTGAACATTTTTTGGATTTTCTAGGAATTGAATAAGTTTTCCGGGATCGTTTTCGAATTTTGAGCGTACTCTAGATGGAAGGGTCATGAATGCCTCTTGTGCTTGGATCATGCGGTTCATGCTGTCGTGGTAAGAACCTATGTTGGTAAAGTCTCCATAGAACATACCTTCTGTTGGTAAATGTACTCTTTGTCCCATACGTGTTGATTTTTCCATAATGTGTCTAATGTTATTTGAATCTCTTAGATGTTGTTGTGTTAGTGATTTTCTGCCATTTGGTTTCATGAGGTCTCCTTTATTTTTTAGGGCGAATAATTTCGCCTGTTTCTTTGTGGTAAATGGTTCCATCTTTGCCTGTACCTTGCCAAGATGGTTTTTTGCTGAATGGGTTAATAAGATCTTTTACGTTTCCTGCTCCTTCTATACCTTTTAAAATTCTTGAGCTTGCATTGTCGTAATTAATCATTTTTGTGTCCCAATCTGCTTGGCTTTTTCTGTATTTTGATTCTGATTGAATTGCTGGAATTTGAGCTGCTACAGATGCTGCGTTAACTGCAGATAATGTAGCGTTTTGTTCTGCTGCTTTTTCTTGGGCTTTATTAAGAAGAATACGTGAATCTGTTTCGTTAATATCTTTCTTAAGTCGTGCTGTTTCTAAAGCGTTTGATATAGCAGGTGCTGCTATATTTTCTATTTCGGATTTTGCGCCTTGTCCGGCTTGAGCTCCTGCATTTGCTGATAATACTGGATTTAATCCTGCTTTAATTAAATCTTGGACTTCTCGTTGATGTGCCGTGTTTGACATATCTGCTTGAAAGTCCATTTGTTTGTCGGCTTGTCTCTTATTGAAGAGGCCGGAAGCGATGCTTCCGGCTATAGAGCCACCTATTGCTGCTCCTACTCCTAGTGCCATTAGAACCTGCCGATCTGAGCTGGAATGCTTCGTACAGGCATTACTCTAGATACATAGTTTTTGTGCCATAGTTGCATTAATAAGGGTTTAGTCATGTTTGGGTTAACAACGACGTTTCTAGCAATTGGAGTGTTTGAGACGATAAATGTGCCGTCTAGTTCTGGACGTGCAGTGAATTTTTGAGCTAAATGCCACATGTCTAGTGGTGTAGTTGCTGTAGATCTGAATTCTCCTGTAACAACTGATTGTTTGGCTCTGTAATCCCACCATGCTTCTTGATATCCGAATACTATTTCATCGTCGGCTGTTCCTTGGGCATAAATTTCTTTAGCTGTTATAGGTTGTTCTCCTAATCCTGCAAGTGCTGGTACATAAAAGTCGTATCGGTCTTGTTTAATCCAGAATCTATCTACTATTCCTTGTTGATAAGTTAAGTCTGCTCTGGCTGCTGCTAGTCCGATAATAAATCCGTGTTCGACGAAGGATTTGGAAAAACCAATGCGTTTTCCTGCGTTTTGTGCTGTTGCAAATGAAGCTAGATTTGCTTGTGGTTTGTTGGTTGCAGATTCTGATGTTTGAGCTACTGGGTGTGATACTATTCGTATTTCGCCTCCGCCTAAATACTCTGGTCTTTGAAGTCTAAAATCTGGTGATATAACTCCGAAGTGTCCATAAATGCTTTCTACATAACGAGTTCCATAGCGTGCATCTATTTCTAACATACTTTGTAACATCCATGCTTCTCTGAGTGAATTAATACTTGCTGATGTAGCCTCTGCAAGGTTTGCGTAAATGGCAGGGTACCCTGCGTTGTTTGGGTCTTCTTCTATCATAAAGTTAGAAGCGCCTGCTGCTGATGTAGCTCTGTATTTTGCGTAGTTTACTGTTCCTGAGCCTTCTGTTTCTCTTACTGCTACTGGGCCTGTGTCAAATGTATAAGGAGTATAAATACCTATTCCTTCTACTGGTGCTGTAGATCCTAGTGGTAATAATACGTCTGGTCCTTTTTGAGGGAATGGTAATGCTGAAGTATAGGGATCATGTCGTTTGCCTCTGTATATAGGGTCGTCGTAGTTAAGAGTTGCATAGTTGTCTGGTCCGTCGCCCATAGCGACTGGAAATGAGTCTTGCATATTTTGATCTCTGAACCATTGATTCCATATAAGCTGCATTGCTCTGAAGGGTAATGCGTTAACTTCGAGTCCTGCTATTTTAATTGGTAGGCCGAAATGGTCTGCCCATGAGTCTTGAGCGAATCCACCTACTGGAGATGTAGTAATGGGAATAAGATAGTCTGTAGTGTCTGTTGGGTCATCTTGGGAACCCATAAATCTTTCCCAATTTGTCCATACTAATCTGTTTGGTACGAAGAAGTAGAAGAAGTCTATATAAGCGTTGTCTAATAAGGGTACTACTTGAGTTTGAAGTCGTGCGAATACTGCTAAGTCTACGTTGAATGTGTCTCCGGGTAATACTTCTTCAATATAAATAGGTTGTAGTTTATCAAAGTCCATAGTTTTGAACATTGAGTGTGAGCGATCGAATTTAGATCGTGGTTTTTGTACGGATGGTGTTGTTGCGAATGAATGTACTGCATATCTGTTGCCTAACATAATTCTAATCTCCTTTGTTTTGTTGAATTTCTTTTGTTTTTCGTTCTAATTTTTTAGCTCGTACATGGTTAGTGGTAATTTGGAAACCTTCCTTTCTAGATACATTTAAGTATTTTTGGTATTGTTCGTCTGATAATTTTGATACGTAATCCATAAGAGGGTGTTTAATGTTTGTAAGATAATGTTGGAATTCTAAGGGATGATTTTTTTCAAACCATCTTTCGTAATATCTGGGAATTGGATGACGTTTTCCGTTCTCGATGACTGTTCCTGTTTTAAAGATATCCTGATAATATTTTTGGAGATACATTTTGCCAAGACCTCTGGTCTTGATTGAGATAGGTGATAATTCTTGATCGCGTTGCTCTTGTTTAGTTCCATGGATCATTCCTTTGTTATGGTACCTAGCTACATAGGCTGCGGAACCATAGTCTACTATCCCTATTTTGTTTGGAAATGTTGAATCGTTATAAGGCCATAGTCTGTCGAGTTCTTTAGATATATATAAAGAGTTTCCGTGTTTGTTTTGGGACCATATTTGTAAGTCTGGTAGTTTGAAGTTGAATAATAGTGCGTGCCAATGTGGTCTTTTGGTGCGAGAGCCATACTCACCGCATGCGTATACGGAATCATATCCGTAATTGTCTTTAGCTCTTTCTAAGAATCTGTCGAAGTCGTTTTTAACTAATATAGGTCCGGGTAAATTTGTGTCTGAATACGTGAGTGTAATAAATAAGTTACTAAGTGGGTCTGGAGTCATATAAGACTCGTGTAAGCATCTAATTGCCCATTCTTGTGAATATGATAATTGGCAAGAGATGCATTGATTGCATGGTATTAATATAGGA